GTTCATAAATGGCTACTGAGAAGAAGCCCACCGTCGAGCTGGAGACCGAAGCCGCAAGCCGGCTGATCGATCCGTTCGAGGTCAACTACCTCGGCGTGCTGCGCACGAACGACCCGCTGCTGCTGGAGAAGGGCCAAAACCTGGAGTTGTATCGCGACCTGAAGCGCGACGGCAAGGTGCATTCGTGCCAGCAGAAGCTGATCGGCGCAATTGTCGGCCGTCCGTGGGCTGTTGAGCCAGTCAACGAGGCAGATGTCACAGACGGCGAAAAGCTGACCGATATCCTGCAGATGTTCAATTTCGACCAGGCGTGCCGGGATCTGCTGGACGCAATCATCATGGGCTTCAGCGTGGTCGAAATCGTCTGGTGCGTGAAGGATGGCTGGGTTGTTCCCGAGCGCCTGGTGAAACGCCGGCAGCGCCGGTTCATTTACCAGCAGGATGAAAAGGACAAGGGGCCGCGTCTGAAGCTGCTGACGGCAGAGGCGATGGTCACCGGCGTCGATCTGCCGGACCGCAAGTTCATCGTGCATCGGGTGAATCCGGAGGACGATAACCCCTACGGTACCGGCCTCGGCCTGCAGGTGTACTGGCCGGTGTTTTTCAAGCGCAAGGGCATTGTGTCATGGGCCAAACTCTGTGACCGCTTCGGCTCGCCGACGCCCTGGGGCAAGTACCCGCGCAAGGCCAGTCCGAAAGAAAAAGCCACGCTGGCCGACGCGCTGCGCGCCTTCTCGACCGACGGTTACGTGATGACGCCGGAAGGCTCGCTGATTGAGCTGCTGGAGAGCAAGCTGGGCGGCAACATCACGACGCAGGAACAGTTGGTCGCCGAGATGAACGACGCGATCGCCGAGGTCATCATCGGCCAGGAACCGCGCGCCAATGCTGGTGGCGCCGTGGCCTCGGCGAGCAAGGAACGTAGTGCCGTCCGGCTCGATATCGCCCAGGCGCACTCCGATCTGCTGTCGGAGACATTGAACCGCTCGCTGATCGCCTGGATGTGCGAGGTCAACGGGTTGAAACCGTGCGTGGTCTATCGCCAGATCAAGGAAGAGGAAGACACGAAGGCCGAGTCCGAGACCGACAAGAACGTGTCGGCGATGGGCTTCGAACTCTCCGAAGAGGCGGTCCGCACCAAGTACGGCGAGGGCTGGAGCAAGAAGAAGGAAGCGCCGCCACCGGTTACGCCAGATCCTGCGGTCGACGACAAGAAACCGGAAGAATCGGATGTCGTTGATCCGGAGGAACCGGAGGATAAGGCCACGCTCGACTTTGCCGAGCCGGAAACGATACGTGGCGATGCGATCGACCAGTTGATCGAGGCCGAGGCCGATCAGTGGCAGCCGCTCCTCGATCCGATGCTGGCGCCCCTGCAGGCTGCGCTGACATCTGCAGCAGCGAACGGTGAAACCGCTGCCGAGTTCATTGCTCGCCTGCCGGCGCTGCTCGAGCAGATGGATTCGTCACGGCTCGCCGAGTCGCTGGCGGCAATGTGCTTCAAGGCCAGGCTGGCCGGCAACGCTGGCATCGACCCCGAGGTGATCGATGGCTGAGAGTGCTGCCCAGGAGTTTGCTTACCTGCAGCGGCTGACGCCAAAGGAGGCGGTTGAGTATCTGCAGCGGCGCGGTCGCCTGACTCAGACATTTTCGTGGATGGACTTGTGGCACGACGAGCACGCGCAGCAATTTACCGTGAGCCGTTTGGCGAGAGTCGATCTACTCAAGGCCATGCAGGACGGCATCACGAAATCTGTGCAGGGTGACCTTTCCCGGCAGGACTGGACGCGCGACATTCGTGGATTGCTCAAATCTGCCGGCTGGTGGGGCGAGGTCGATGTGCTCGATCCGGTTTCTGGCAGCGTGGTCAGTACGAAATTCGACTCGCCTCGGCTGAAGCTGATTTTCGATACCAACACGCGGATGGCGAACAGCGCCGGGCGCTGGGAGCGCACCTGGCGCAATCGGTCGTCGCATCCGTATATTCGCTACATCACGCGTGGCGACGAGCGGGTGCGCGAATCTCACCGGGCCTGGAACAATCTGGTATTGCCCTCGGATGATCCATTCTGGGAAACGCACTGGCCTCCGAACGGCTACCGCTGTCGCTGCCGCGTGACCAGCATGACGCAGCGGGAGTACGACCGCGGCTATTCCGAGTTCCGGCCAGCCTATGAATACAACGAGGATGGCACGGTAAAGGGCATTCCGGACATCGAGCGTATCCCATTCAAAAAGACGGCGCCGGCGGAGTCGCTGATTGAATGGAAAAACAGGCGCACCGGCGAAGTCAGCATGGTGCCGGAGGGCGTTTCGCCTGGCTTCGATTACAACCCGGGGCTGTCTCGCGCCCGGCTGGATATGTTGCAGCAGGTTGGTTTGCGCAAGATCGACGATCTGCCGGCGCCGATCCGCAAGGCGGCGATGTCGCCCGTGGTTAGCGAGGGTGTCAGCGCCGATTTCGCACAGGCGATCAGCCAGGCGTATGAGCAGTTGCCGGAAGGCGCGCGGCGATCAGTGGCTGCGGCTGGCTACGAGGTCCGGGTGGTGGATCGGATCATCAAGGCTGCACCGGAGCTTGCAGGCAAAAAATACGAAGAACTGGACGGACTGACGCGTTTTTCGAATCGGCAGATTCTGATCGCGGAACAAGCCTTCGACACGTCGACGATCAGTTGGATGGCCGCAAATAGTCAGCGCGGCGCGACCGTTCTGGCGCATGAGTTCGGCCATGCCCTTGATGAAATTCATCGATTGGCCGAAACGCCAGCGGTTGCAGCGGCCTGGCGCAAAGAATCGGAGGCGCTGGCGGCCTATCTGCCGAGCGCAGACGAAGGCCTTGCCGATGAAATCAGGTACTTCGTTCAACCTTGGCCGCGCGGTGCGTTGGAAACTGTCGCCGAACTCTACGCCTTGCGTCATGGCGCCGGAACCGCTACGTTCTTGCAGGTGGTCGGCGCATTCCCAGAAACACGGGCGGCGCTGGATCAGGTTCTAGCTGAAAAGGGGTTGTGATGTACGTTGTCTGTTCGTATCACCCGAATAGGGAGAAAGTCACCGTAATGGGTCGCACCGATTACCCGGACTGTGGTGATTTCAAGTTCCAGATTTCGCCCGGCGAAACTTACTACGGCTTGACGTACGATGTGCTGGCTACGCTTGATGGTTTCGAAACCGACCCGCTGACCGACCAGGTCATCCGCACCGTTCAGTCAATACCCATACCGCCGGACGCGGACCGCTCCGGAAAACTGATCCCGGACTGGCTGAGAAAGAAGCCCGCACCATGAGCTTGATCGTTTCTGTCGACTCAAAGGCGCTGCGCACGGTCCTCGATCGCGTGATCGGTCTGATGGACGACATGTCGCCGATCATGAGTGCGGTGGGTTTGGCGATGGAGACGCGAATCAGTGGCCGCTTCGAGACACAGTCCGACCCGCTCGGTGCTGCCTGGATGCCATGGCAGCCAGCGACGGTTAAAAGCTATCCGAAGGGTGGCAACAATCGGCTGCTCGATCGCTTTGGCGACATGCTTGACAGCGTGAATCATCAGTTTGACAGTAACAGCGTTCTGGTTGGTTTCGGCGACCCGAAGGCGGCGTACCACGAATGGGGAACGAAGCGCATGGAGCGTCGCGGCCTGCTCTTCGACGATCCCGACGCCGGCACACTCGCGCCGGCCGATGAAGCGGCGTTGCTCGATGTTGTCGTCGACGTTCTCAATCGGACTATCGATTAAAGGAGAAGTGCAGATATGGCTAGAATTTCCGGTGTTTATTCTCTGCCTGAGGCGGTTCGTGATGAACTCCGAAACCGTCTTCTTGATCCGGCCTCCGGTACCTACGACGAGCACACCGCATGGTTGAAGGAACAAGGTTGCCCGGTCAGCCGTAGTTCTATCGCTCGTTATGGCATGACGCTTCAACTCTCTCGGGATACCGACCTTTTGCTGCGCTGTTTCGATATCGCATCTCGGTACTCTGATGCTGACACGATCATTGCTAACGGAAAGGCTCTTCTCAAGGCGCTTAAGTCAATGACAAAACCACCTCAAGAGTGACGCATTGCTTTTCCATCAGTCGTAGCTTCTCTGCTCCTCGTTGCTTTTGCTCTGGTAAAGCAATTTACACTGTCCGTCCCAATACCCCCCAATAAGCCGCGCTATATCCCTGAATTATCGCGCCGCTGGGCCGGTGAATATCTCGGTGGTTCTTAGCCGGCCTCGACAAGCTGACCCGTGTCTACGTGCGCCTGTTGCACGTACTGTTCGCGCTTTCGCCGAGCGTCGCCATCTGGTATCTGGCGCAATACCAGGAC